TATCGGTAACCTTCGTATCGAAACCAATTTTAGCCCAGGTGTTATTAGGGATACTTTGGTCAGCCGACAGTGTAACCCTGATTGCAGATTGCTTTGCCAAGGTGAGTACGCCAGCATCATCAAGCAGGAAAGCCTCCACCCCCTTAACATCCATGCGGATTTTGTCTTCGTCGGCCGATTCCTCAACCTGTATCTGAGTGTCGGCATTGGTGTCTATTATTTTGGTATCTTTGTTCTGGATTCCCACAGTCCCCGTGCCGACGCCGTGAATACCAGTGGTTAGTTTCTCATGTATCCAAACCCAAGGGCTCTTAATCATAATCGCCTCCTATGCTACTTTAGTATAAACTCCGTCGTAGCCGATTGAATGTGCCTCGCCACCTACATTCTTGACTCTGATATAGATTCCGTTAGTTATATGCGAGCCATAGCAGGGATAGACACCCTTGCCTGTAGCTGAGTCAAAGAATACTGTGTTAGTGCCGTCATACCAGTAAAGCTCAATGTTATCTTCGAAGTAAATGTTGTGGATTGCTGCCTCATGGCCAGCTGCTGGCTGTATATCCTTGTAGCCAGCATCAAGTATCTGTGCACCACAGGCCGAAAAAACATCCCCTAGTACTGCCATAATTCACCTCCTTAGTAAGGGCAGGTCATCTCTGCCCCCGCATAATTTCAAGCCTTTATCAGGCTTATCCAGCATCTGCTACAGTCACGGAATATGTCAAGTTCACTACATTACCAGCAATCACTGGCTGATTTGCAGCAAACCTACCTGCACACTCTAGAGTACCACCACCAGCAGTGTCACCCTTAACAGTGGGGCTAGTTCCACCACCTACCAAGGCTGCTCCATAGAGTGTCTTAGTAGCATTGGCTGTGAAGACTCCCTCACTAGCTGAGTTAGTTACTTGCTTATTACCTAGTGTCTTATAATAAATAGGTCTGGTAGCTCCATCAAAAGCTACGAACTCAACATAGCCAGGTACTGCATAGGTATCCCCATCAAGGGGTGTATAGTTACTCTCAAATATTACTAAATACCAAGTGGCAATCTGTGTAGCACCACAGAATTCAACATTAAGTATATGGTTCAACCCTTGGCCAGTGATGATGTTCTCAGCTTTGCTCTTGGAGATTAAGTTACCAAGTTTATCCTTGACTTCAATCTCAAAGACACCCTTGAACTTTGCCCCTACCTTTAGGTCTGGAGGTAAATTAACCTTTATCTCTTGCATACTTCCTCCTTTATTCATCTTTTACTTGACCACCTACAGTCCCCTGCAGATAATGGCTATTGCCCCTCCAAGTATCCCTGCTAGGATAACAAACTGGAGTTTCCATGACCACTCCACCTTTGTTCTAAGATGGGTGAAATCATTACCATAGAAGTCCTGAAACCATTCTGGGGCTTTCTTTAACCATTCTGGTCTATTATTGTGGTGCATTACTCTGCTCCTTTAGGTGCAGCAGGCCTGCCCCCTGTCTTATCACGAGCCATCTCATGACACGTAGCGACTGCTTGGGCTTGTTCCCTACCTGAATTAACCTCTTGGGCAATGCAATCAGATATAGCTGCATCAATTTGTTCCTTTGAACTTCCTTTCTCTAATCTATCAACTGCTGTTGGCATATCATCCTCCTTATGGACTAGGGGGGTATTAGCCCCCCTCTCCTTGTTAGTTTATAGTGTTACAAAAGCACTATCAGTGAGAAGTATCCATGCTGTTCCCAGCCCATCAGCTACTGCATTACAGTTGCATCTAACATATCTCTTATCAGTAGCAAACCTGACTATGTGGATACCAGGTATCATCTGTGGCACTTCTGGTACACCAATAACACCTTGGGTAGCTATACCAGTTCCAGCCGTAGCAGTGAGTGTATCCCCTGCAGTCCCATAAACATCTGCAGAGTCCTGCATCTCAACTACTATATCACCCACTCCACCAATGGTGAAGAGAGCTTGGTCAACAGAGAAGATTAACCCAGTATCTGTACCAGTAGTAGCTGTTAGCACCCTTGGAGTAGTCACATCAGCAGCTACAAAAGCTGTAGTTGCAGTGCAACCCTTCAAGCGTCTAAGATAAGCATGCATCACTGGGAATCGAGCTACTTCTAGCCAATTCCTATCCAGATTATCAGATGCTTCAATGAGGATAGTACCTTCATCACTGTAAGGTGGAGTGCCTGAGATAGCTGTCCAAATCAGTACAGCAGCAAGACCCTTAGCTCCTGTCTTTTTCAAATCAACTACACAGTTACCATCAGTATTGGCAGCTATTGTAATGGGCACAGCATCATTCTCATCTACCTCAACAAGTGCTCCACCATAAAGCCCTTTCAGTATTCCTAACGCATCAAAAGCCATATTCTTATTCCTCCTTTTCCTATATTTATGACTGCACTATATTGTCTGGGAAGATGTTGCACAGTCTTGCTATTGAACGAGGACTAACATGAGCAAGTCCTAGAGGCCAGTCTACCTCAGTTCTATACACTGGCATAGCTTCAAGTAAGCCCTTGTCAGTTACTTCCATTGGGTATTCCTGAATACCCCAAAGCTCCTCACCTATACCAAACTTTGCTGCATAGATTGAAGTACTGATGTCACTGGTGTATAGACCCTGTGGGTCTTCAGTGTTAGTGATAATATTGGTAACCTGGTCAGCCTTCGTACCAATATCAACCATCCTTACACCAGAAAACTCAGTTATGAACCTACCAAACATATCAGCTGCCTGGTTGAGCAGTCTCTCCTGTCTCAGAAGTGAACTAACTGCAATCAGACATTTCTTGTTCATAAGCAGCAAGTCAGGTTTATGACCATCAATAGAGTAGATAAGGGTAAACAGTTTGTCTAGGAAGTTATTCCTACTAGCAGTATCATACAGGATACCAGCATCCCTAGCAGCACCATAAGTGCCAGCAAGGTCAATAAGCTGGTCTGTATAACCATCTGCAACAATGTCATCTACCCTCTTAGATAAACCCTTAAACTCTTCTGGGTCAGTAACAGGACTCCCATTGATGAACTTATCATTGAACTTGTAGGCTATTGCACTGACCATCATCTGTTGCTGAATTGCTCTGGCATCAGCAATAGTATTCCTAGCCCTGGCAAGTGCCTTATCAGTATCAATCATCCCACCCAACAGTGAGATATTTTCCACCTTCTGTGCAAACGTACCAGTTGACTCTGCATATCCAGCATTTAGCTTTCTGAAGCCAACACTAGGTAGGTCTTGGTACTTAACAACAGCAGTGGACAACGTACCGATAGTCTCCCAAGGAACAAATTGCATAACATCTGATTCCATCAGGAGAGTATCTACAACTGACTTTCTTAAAGAATCAGTTTCTATTTTACTTAATTCGGCTAATGTCCAAGCCATATTCTACTTTCCTCCTTCATTTTACTTTTTGAACTTGTTAGAAGACTCGTAAGCCTGCTTAGCAAGTTCCATTGGTGAGCCTTGCAGCACACCTGAGCCACCACCACCACCTAGGTCAGGAAGTGGCTTCTTGTCCCCAAGCACTTCTAAGGCTACTTTCAGTTCTGCTTCTGACATAGTTTTCACTCTTTCTTCAGTAAGACCCTTAGCTATAAGGTTCTTCCTCAACTCAGTAACAGTTGCCTCTTTTGTCTTTGTAAGTTCACCCTCTTTCTCAGTAAGCTTTGTCTTGGTAGACTCTAGCTCACCTTTGATTTGGTTGAACTCATCTGCATTAGGGGCTTTCTTTAGTTGCTCTTCAAGGTTCTTGACCTTTTCCTCAGAGGAAGTTAGTTTTTTACCAAGGCTTTCCTTGATACCAACATACTTGCTCCAAGGAATTGTTTCTGGGTACTTCCCACTTGCATCTGGTTTGATTTCCTCAATCTCTACAACTGGGATTTTCCCACCATCGTCTGCACCTTCCTTAGCCATTATTTCCTCCTTTTTAATGTACTGCATAAACTATAACATATCCCAATTATTCTGTCAAGTCCCTACTTCTCAGGTAAGTTCCAATCAGCAAACCAGGGGTGTTCATAGTGATAGTCTATGTTAAATAAACTGAACAAGACCTCCA